CCACTTTGGGTGGTTGTATAGGCTTTGCCTACTTCTAGTGTTGTTGTCATTTGTTTCCTTTCGTTTAGGTGATTATTATAGCAAAGGGGTCTGACATTTATCTACCCCAATCTTATTATTTGAGATTCCAGGGGTGTGAGTTGCCTCACACTCCTGGTTTTGATCCCGTTAGTAAGCTTCGGGAAGCCAAGCGTGTAGGTGGTGTCCATCTACGATAGCAGAGGCGGGGCAAGAATCTTGACCTCTCCAAAATACGCCTTCGGGCAGTTTAATTAATCTTTGATAGTCCTCATCATAGTATGCGTCAATAGCATCTATACAAGGTTCGACCATAGATACTGGAACGGGTGGATAGTGATTACTAGTCAAGTGGATTTGAATTTGTGTTTCCAAGTCCAAGTCTAGTAGGTCATTACTAGCCAAGTCATATGCCATATTGCTTCCCATTATTCGTTCTCCTCTAGGATAGTTTCGGATAGGTTTTCCATTTCGTCTATTGTAGCGCATAGGTCTGACATTTCTTTTTCGGTTAGCAATACCTTAGTTATGCTATCGGCTACTTTTGCAGATAGGGCAGAGGAATACATATATAGATACTTAGCAAAGATTTCATCGCTAAGTTCATTTCTGCGGGTATGCAGTTCTCCCGCAAGCCCCATTATATCCTCATCAAAGATAGAGTTTTTGGTTGCGTCTAATAAATCTATTGCAGTTGATAGCATTATTCTGCCACCTTTAGAATAGCCCAAGAGCCACCCGCATTTACTTCGTCAATAACTGGAGTAATCTTAGGAAGTAAAATAGACTTTAGCATTCCTTCTAGCATAAAGATTTGTTCTTTTTCAGGTAACGCAAGTAAGCGTTGTGCGGTTGGATTTGTTTCGTCAAGTTCGGTGACGAAGTTTAGAGAGTGGCTGATGATTTTCATTTGTTGCCTTTCGTTGGTTGAATAATGGTATTTTACACTATGGCACCGACATTTGCTAATCCATCCTCGGCGTGTCGCAGTTTTTGTGAAGTTTCTCACATTTCAGGGTTATCCACAATTAACCCGTAAGCCTGTGGATAACCCCGCAGTATTGCGGGCCCTTTATCGCTCCTGGTCCCAAACTTCAGGATCCACTTCTTTTAAATATTTTATTGCATCTGAACGTTCATCTTCCGTGCCGAGGACCGTCGCCATTAATGCGCTAAAGTATTTCATTTTTATTTCTCCTTATTTTTTAGTTGCGCTAAATCTAATATCTGCTTTACCATAAACACATAAGCCGCATGACACACATGCAGAACCATTGCTAGAAATAAGCGGAATGCTTTTATTATTTTCAGGACATTTAGCGCCAGGCTTGCCCGTTAATTCTTTCATGGTGCTTTCGGTGACGGCGAATGTCTTTCCTAGATAAGCAAGGCGGATACCTTGATTAAGTTTTAAGTCATGAGCAATATCTTTATTCTCATCGTCGGTAGAATAGTAAAGTGATAAGTTAGAAATATCCTTAAGGATTAAGGCTGCAGACTTAACTCGTGTATATACCCAGAATTGAACATCGGGATGATTAGAGATAACAGTCTTCCACGCATATGCGTAGGTATCGTTAAAGAAATCCCCGTCCCAGTGGATACGGAATAACTTAGGAGCACTCTTCTTATCGCAATCATTGACGAAGTCAACAATCATTTCGTCTAGCAATAAGCACATTGTATCCATATCTGCATTGCGTAGTAGTTCCCAGTTATGAAGAAGATTAGCCTTTACGGCTTTATAGAGTTTTTCCAATTTGCCTGCATAGCAAACACTCTCGCAGATAGACGTAGCGCCAGGACATGAATAAGCCTTTCCTGCGGGTAATCCAAACGTGTTAGCAATTGCTGCCTGCTTTCCATTTTTTGTGACAAGGTTAGCCACCTTTCTATCATTAGAACGTTTAAGCTTCATGGGGGTAATTATAGAGGTTAGGTCTGACATTATAAGTCACCCATTTCTGCATCGGCCATACGGGACTGCATACGAAATTCATCTCTTTCAAATAAATCAAAGAATTTCATTTCGGAGCGCTCTAAGTCGCAAGTCCAGCAAATTATGCCGTCTAGTAATTCAGTTTCATCTCGGCAATCCGCACAATTAGCAATAATTACGGGCTCGGTTGTAGCATAGAATTCGTCATAGAATTCATCATTTTCATAGTTCATGAGTTGACCTTTCGTTCGATTTAAGAGAATAATACCATGACGCACTGACATTTTCTGCAACCCGCCTCAGAATCCAGGGTGATTTTAATCACACCCGTAACGACACGCCCGACTCCGCAGCTCTGTGGGCGGGCCTCGAACATATGTTCTAAATTATAAATTAGATCGTAATTAATTTTCTAATTTATTTTTATGTTTTATTTTGCGTGTGTATTTTTTTTTATTGCGAACAGGTTGCGCCGCATTACTGCGACGCAATTCCTGAATTCGTTTTACTTTATCTCGTAGTGAGTTTTGGAATAACATAACCACTCGCCTCGTGAAATCTTTTTACATCAAATCGCTCATTATCTTTCGCAAACATTTCAGCGAAATCATTTACGACTTTAGAAAAAACAGCGGGGTGAATTTTATTACTCGCATACTTTAGAATTTCTGCGGTTGCGACATAATCTTTTCGTGTCATCATTTTACTACGACCCTTCTACCTTCACGATAAAATAATTTCGTGTAGCATTTTCCGCTAGGTGTGTAAAGATTTACAGTTGAGTATTCATCAGCAAATCCCCAATCCACATACTTAGCGAATTCGGTGTGAGCCTCTAATTCATCTGAGTATTCTCTTACAAAGTGGATAGGCTCGCTATCATTAGCAACAGTTATTTTATACATTAGATACCCCACTTTTCTAGAGCGCAATCGCAACTCTCTACATCATAATTGTTTTCATCGCCCCAAAATAAGAAGCCAGCACCGCCACACTCATCACAAGATACAGCGATTATTTCTGAGATATTTCCCATTAGTTTTCCTTTCGTTTTGTTGTAATAAAATTATACCAGCACCCACCGACATTTATTCGGCTTCGGGTGTAGTAAAAATCCCCTCATTTAGTAAGCCCACCTCAAGGGCAAATAACTCATCGGGGGTTGCTTCGGATAAATCTACCCAGCCAGCACCCTCGTTGTCCATACGAAAAATTTCTATGTATCCCATTATTATTCACCTACCTTTACTGCGACTGTTGCGAATTTATTTCGCAAGCCACCCGCATTTATTTCGATTAGGTAGGCTTCAGTATTTTCGCCATACCAAATTTCTGGGCGGTGTTCAGCAGAAATAATCTCACCTGAAAAGTGGCGAGTATTTGAGCGATAGGTTTTTCCTACAAGTAGGCTTTCGATTGTGTATAGTTTGGTAGCCATTGGCAGACCTTCTTTCGTTTGTTGTTATAGCACCATTATAGCCGATAGCACCGACATTTTTCTACTTACTAGCCAGTAATTCCAAATAATGAGACGCTCAAGCCGTGTGTTCTTCATCACATAAAAATGTCCGATTTGTCTGTCAAATCGACACGCCGTAGAATTCAGGGTTTTTTATAACAATGTCGTAACGACACGCCCGACGCCGCAGCTCTGCGGGCTTGTCAAGCCGACACGCCGTTGTGTCGGTGTGAATTACCTCACAATTTCAGTAATCTGAAATTCTGACCGCAACTGTTGCCCATTCATCAGTGAATGAACCTGTTGGGCGATAGCGAATTGAAAACGCTTCATAACCTTCAGGCGGATAAACATTTTCACGCTTTTCCGCAAAGTTAATTATTCCGCCATTAAATCGGCGACGCATTGACGTTGGTGAATAGTATTGATCCACCAACAAATCTACAATAGAATAACCTCTCATTGGTTTTCCCCTTTCTTTTCAGTAATTTTAGCAGATAGCACTGACAAAGCTTGAGCCTTGCTTGCTTCACGTTGCGCTAAAACGTGTTTTTTAAATTCATCTAAATTCATTTTAGTTTTTCTCCTTAGTAGGTAGAGCGAATAAATATTTTAGCAGAGCCTTGCGCTCATAAGTAGTTAATTCTGGGTGATTAGAAACCACTCCACCATTTTGGTATTCCCAAACAATTTTATTAAAAGTTTTTTCGGATAACATTACATCACCCAACTTTCTTGAGTGTATGCTAACCACTCACCAAGGGTCATTAAACCCTTGTATTCATTACATTTACCGCAAAACATTTCGTTTGCGTAGTCTGAGCAAAAACCGCAGACAATTAAATTAGCCTCATCGGCTTGGACATTAGAGAGAGTAATCTCTCGGATTAGTGTAGTCATTTAAGACCACCTTTCTTTTAACGATTAAAACCTTATTTAATCTTGATACTAGTATCCTACCATAGACCACTGACATTTTGACCCGTTTTTCGGGCGTGTCGGAAAACTATTTTTGTGATTTACATCATGTGGATAACTTACGCTCAATTTTCAGGGGTTTTCCACACCTGTGTATAAAGCTGTGGATAACGCCCCCAAGTACTTGCGGGCCGATCTGACTTTGTCAAATCGACACGCCGATAATTAGCGCAAATCTTTTGTGAGTTCCCTCACATCTTCTTTTAACATTGGCCACGCCATACGCCACAAGGATACGACGGAAACTAGTAGGGCTAATTGGACTAGTGTAGTTAGTAATCTATTCATTACTTATTCTTCTTTCTCTTATAAATCTTATAAGCAATTAGTAGGGCGGTAGTAATAGCGATAGTGTGCCAAGGTAAGTAGATAGCCCCAAAGAAACTATCAAACTCTAATCCGTATTCATTAGATACGATTAACTCAAATCCGCTAGGTATCATTGTATTAGTCCTCCCAATCTAGTGCTAGTTCTTCTTCATCTAGCATATCGCTATCTGCTAAGTTTTCGTAGTAGGCTTTTTCCCACTCTAAGTTTTCTTCTATTCCAATATAGGCATCTGCTACATCTGCTTGGATAGTATCCCATTTAGACATCATTAGTTTTGTTCTACCTTTCGCATATGTGCTACAACATTTTTAGAAATCTTTTGTAGTTCTGTTAGTGTCTTATTCATTTCATCTGCGCTAGTAGCGGTGAAGAAACCGAGGAATTGTGCCCCGTCCCATAGTGAGTATGTTATTGTCATTTTATTTTCTATCCTTTTCGTTAGTTGTTATAGTTGATATTGTAGCCTATATGGCTGACATTACCTAGCATAGGGCTAGGTGTGTCGGTGTGAGTTATCTCACACCTAAGAGCCATTGGCTCTCATTAGGGCTTAGGTATTTATGAGATACGCAACCCTCTTTAGAGGCTAGTAACTCTAGGTAAGCCTTACGGCTCATATAGTTACCTACGCTATTACGAAACACAAGCGGATCACCTGTGTTACTACTAGCCATAGGGTGGCTAGCGTCTACAATAATGTTATTCATTACTTAACTCCTTTCTTAGAGCAATTCTCCATGTGAACGAAGCAAGCGTATCCACACTCATCACAGATACTATCTGCTAGACGGGCACGGATTTGTTCATAACTCTCAAGAGAGTTTCTATTTTCATATAGTGAGTTCATTTGGAACTCCTTTCTTTTTAGATAAACTTAGGTAATTTATTTGCTAGGCTCACCTTTCGGATTATTTGCTAGGCTCATTTACCTTTATTTAATTTTCTTTATACTATAATCCTAGCAGGGGGGACTGACAAATATCAAGTCGCAAATCGGACATGTCGGACAATTTGAAAAAAAAGTGTGTGAGTTAAGCCACATTTAGCCTATCTATGGGCGCACTATATAGACAAAACGGACATTTTTAAAGTGTGTATCATACAAATTAAAATCCTATTAACATTTTGGTATATCTAAAATAGTAGTCGACTAAAAATATTTGATCATATCTATTGACCCAACAAAATCTGCTATGTTATACTTAAGACTGGTTTTCGGGGGGTTTACACTGAGACTCAAATATACCGAGTAGTTATTCGGGAGTTTGGTGAAGCTTTCTTCTTGTCCAACATTATACTATTTTTTATAATGGGGGGAAAGGGGGGTTTTGCTAAAATCTAAATTCCCGAGTATCCAGTAGAAAAATATATTATATATATAAAGGCTATATTTGAAAAAAAATATTTTATTAACATTTAATAGGATATAAAAAGCAGTCGACTAGGATTAATATGTCAGATAGCGAAAACACTACTTGCTACACTTATAAGGTAGAAATGATTATTCAGATCTTGGCTGCAGATGAAATTACAGCTCGACAACAATTAGACGAAAAAGGCGGATATATAACAAGTCGTAAAGTAAACTTTATGGACTCAGTTCAGGTATATAAGGGTAATAAACTTGGCTGATGTAGATAAATTACAAGATCTCTTCTATTATCTAGAGAACTCACTTATATCGTTTAACCTTGAGACGGTCTATGACATAGGCGCATCAGATGGATCATTTACTAACAATATAAGTCAGTACTTGCATAAAGACACCAAGTATCACCTATTTGAGCCATATGAGTATCCTGAGATTGAAGTAGATGTTGATCATCAATGGCATAAGGTATATCTTTCAGATAGAGAAAGAAAAGTTGATTTTTATATTAACGATGAGTTTCATACTGGCAACTCCTATTACAGGGAGGACACAGAGGCATTTGACAAGATAGAGCCAGTAGAAGTGACTACGATATCTTTGGATAAATATGTGGCGAAAAATAATTTGCCATTACCTGATCTTATGAAGATAGATACTCAAGGATCTGAGCTAGATATTTTAAAGGGGGCAGAGTACTGTTTAAAGAATGCTTCTGTTTTAATCTTAGAACTTCCTTTAATCTCATATAACATAGGATCTCCAAATATAGCAGAGATTATAGAGTATCTTCGAAGCAAGAGATTTATCCCATTTACTGTGATCCAAGAACATCAGATTCTAGATGACGGTATCAATATAGGTATGGCTCAGATAGATATTGCTTTTGTAAAGGTTCAAGGACGCAGTAGATTTACTGAGATAAATTAATCTAGTCGACTAGGATATATATGGATATTAAATGTGATTTTTGTGACAATCCCAAGTATGTGGAAAGATTAAACTATAAAGGCATACTTGAGAATTACTGTGTTGCTTGCATATCTAAATTAAATAAAAAATAAAAAGGCGGGAAGATAGGAAGTTTTCCTTGCTATAATTAAGCCATATGATCCTTACATTAGGCATTATAATCATATGAAAACCGAAAAGGTTTCAATAGCCAAACAGAAGGCATATTTGGCGACATACATCCGTAATCTCAAAGAATCATCTCCTTGCATGGACTGTAAGGAATATTTCCCATACTACGTCATGGACTTTGACCACGTCCGTGGCAAGAAGCATGCCAATGTGATGGAGCTTATTCCAACCTTGTCTAAGAAGAAGATTGATGAAGAAATTGCTAAGTGTGAGATCGTATGTTCTAATTGTCATCGTATTAGGACTCATATGCGTAAGGTTAAGAAATCAAAAACTCTCTAGAAAATTCCCTGCCGCCCTTTTAAAGCCCTTTGTACCCTTGGGTACCAGAAGATAGGGCTAAGGCTCTTATATGGCCCCTAGAAGGCTTATATGGCATATTCTGTAAATTGGGGTAGATTGGGAAATGGGGTCTTCTACTTTCGACGCACTTTTTCTGTACTATTTATACCTTATGTCTGTATCAGGAGTATATGTACTATATGTCCGTATTGGTATGATAGATAGGTTCTTAATCTTTCGGCGCACTTTTTTCGCACTATATAAAATGTTTCACATGAAACATTGCTATCCTGTATTTTAAATAGTATAATCATCTAATTGGTCCATAGCTCAATCGGCAGAGCACTGAGCTGTTAACTCAGGGGTTCCTGGTTCGAGTCCAGGTGGACCAGCTTTGCGAGTGTTGCATAATGGTAGTGCTTCTGCCTTCCAAGCAGATGGTGCCAGTTCGATTCTGGTCACTCGCTCTCTGATCTCTTATGGTGTAATGGCAGCACAGAGGCCTTTGAAGCCTTTAGTTTTAGTTCGAGTCTAGATAAGAGAACTTGCCCTTCGTAGCTCAGAGGACAGAGCACTCGGTTTCTACCCGATTGGTCGCAGGTTCGACTCCTGCCGAAGGGACTTTATTTTAGCGTGGTCCCCAACCGACTTTAACGGTTTTAAGATGATTAACTCTTACTAGTGGATCGCACCACATTTGAACTCCATAGTCTTTCATCTTTAGTATGAAAGAAATATCTTCTGAGTAAGTTAAAAGGTATGATCCACCAAGTCGATCTGGAACTTCAACCACCATTGGTGAAAACCAAGGGCGAGTAACTTTTTCAAATACTCCGTTTTTAATACAGGCAAATCCAAGACCACCACCCGTAATTGGAAATAGTTCTGTTCTCTCTAGAATTTGTTGTTTAGAAATATGCGGAGGAGCTTCATAAATTGCGTCTGGGTTCCACTCGCTCATAGTTGTTTTGTCACCGCTTGCCATTAAATATACTCCGCTAATTGCATCTTTATCTGATTCATAAAGCTTCATAAAATCATCTGGATGCCACTCAATATCTGAGTCAATCATAAAAATTTTATTATAGGTGACAGAACCAAACATAGGCTCATTGATTCTATGTTTGTCTGGAATATTGTTTCCGCCAAGGATGGTATTCTCTCTTGCTTCAACTACGTTAGATGCATACTGTGAAAAATATGCCCAAGAAATGCCTCTTTTTTCTAACTCTTTAATTGTTCCCACTAGGGATAGCACGTATAGCTGATTCATGCTGTGGCCTGGGGTTGTTATAATTACGTCGTAATGTGGTTTCTTGGAATTTTCCATGATCCGCCCTTTTCTGTAGGCCTTAATAATACTATAATAAAAATTATAAATCAATACCCTAGAAAGGACAAAACCCAATCAGAGGCGGATCCGATTGGGCATTCCTAGTGTATTGCTACACATTATACGGGGAGCAAATTGTGGGATGCGTCAACCCATACTTATGTAGTATAAAATAAAATATGTTCTAAGTCAACCATTTTTGGCTATTCCCACAATAATTTTTTATTGGGGTCAAAAACCCATTTATCCTCTTCGTACTTCTTGTCATGAGTAAGGTCATAAAGAATTTCCATAAGCACCCTACACTCATCATGCTTCCATGCGGTGTAGCAGTTGCCATTTTCAACATTCACACATTTATTTAAATAAGAATCTAGTTTATCTACCATCCACTTTAAAGCTTCAGTGGCTTTTGATACGTCTTCGTAAACAGTTTTTTCCGCCCTATTCATTTTATAGGCTATCTGGTCAATATATATTTTGTTCACCATTCTCCTATCGGGCAAATTGCCGAATCAGATGTAACAATGTCAAATACCCTCTGATCAACAACCAAGCACTCTTCGTCTAGTTGTGAGTATAGCTCACATTGTTCACAAATTTTAATAACTTGAGAATAATAGTTTAAATATTTATCTGGATACTCACTCTGATCGCTCATCTTTTTCTTCTCCTGGAGTAAAAGATGGGGCTGGGCCAAGTAGATACCCTTGGTCGTGGTATTGAATCATTTTAGATACGTCTTCTGGTCCCACAAGTTTGTTTGCAATTAATGTTAATAGGTCATATATTCTATGTAGCATAATATAATTAACCATTGGTAGGTTGTCTTCTAAATTCTGTGGCTTTTCATTTTCCGTCATCTGGTCTACCTATATCTTCCCAAAAAATTTCTCTACCCATAGAGTCAGTTTCTTTGATAGTCCCGCCATCAGTTTGAATCGACGGCTGATTTAAGTTTTCCATAATATTCCAATCCCACAGTTTTCTTGAAATTACAAGATAAGCAGTATAAGTATATTATACCTTCATTTGTTTCGTTGCACATTAAAGGGCCCTGATCCAATGGACATTCAAGTCTTGGAACAAGGCCCTTCTCTGCTAGTGTGAGGTACCTAGACACATACTGTATCTTCACGTACCCCCCTTTTAGTTCTGGAATTCCTGTAGGAACTCATTGTATCTTACCCCATTAAGGGAAGACCATGATGACCAATCGGTTCCGCCTTTAGTCATATAATACGTTATCTCTGCATTTATTACTGGGTCGAATAATAGGATATTCGATCTTAATTCAAATTTTTCTTTACGATCAATGCCGAGTTCACCCAACATGTTAATCTGAAAAATTCCGTAGGAACTGTCTCCAGTTTTCCTGTTACCATTGTAAGCCATAGGCCTTGCATTGGATTCTGACTTAGCAATAGCCCAAGCCTGTTTAAGGGCTTTTCCTTCAAAACCAACAGCTGATAAAAGTTCTTTTAGTTCTTTGTCTGTTAGTGTCTCAGAAGGCTTGTATACAGTAGTGCTGTACTTCTCTAAGGTTTCTTTCTTTAGTTGTACCGTTGATTTTGGTGTTTCCACCGTCAACGCCTGAGATGTTGTTGGACCAGGCTGGACTGTAAATAAGAATAATGTTATCATTCCTATATAAGACCAGTTATGAGCAACATCACTCAATCGCTGTTTTATATTCTCCATTGGCATTTCCTCCTTTAGAGATAACGAAGTATAATCATAACATTGATAGGATAACCCTGTCAAGCCAGTTGACTAGAAAAAATACCGTGAAAATATCTTATTATACGATCTGGGCAGGCTTAAATCCCGCTGTCGGATTTGGTTATGCTGGTCAACATATTGTAAAATCATTACAAGATTTAGGACATGAGCTTTCGTATGCTAACCCTAAAGCTGATGTTCAGATAAATTTTACACAGCCACATTTATATAAATTACATAAAGGCCAATATCAAATTGGTTATACTCCGTGGGAATCAACATCAATGAGAAAAGACTGGGTAGAAAGATTTAATCAGTGCGATGAAGTGTGGGCAACATCAGACTGGTGTGCAGAAGTTTTTAAGGACAA